TCTGCTACAGGCTGGCGGGGCGCGGCATCTGCTACAGGCACTCAGGGCGCGGCATCTGCTACAGGCACTCAGGGCGCGGCATCTGCTACAGGCACGGAAAGCGTTGCTGCTGCGCTCGGCATTAATAGTAAAGCTAAAGGCGCTTTAGGATGCTGGATTGTGATTGCAGAATGGGAAAGCGACGAGAAATTTAACTGGCATCGTAAAGATGTGCAGTGCTTTAAAGTTGACGGTGAAAACATCAAGTCCGATACCTGGTACAAGCTGAAAAACGGCGAGCTTGTGGAGGTGTCCGAATGACCAGCTTTTGGGGCCATCAAGATAACCCCTTTCCGCCCGCAGATGATAACTGCCCCATCTGCCCAATCTGCGGCTATGAATGTGAAACCCTGTACCGTCAGGGCAACGAGATTCTCGGCTGCGAGAACTGCATTATAGAAGTCAATGCCTGGGAATGGCAGGACGAACAGGAGGAACCCAATGAATTTATTTGAACAACTTTCCGCTGCTGCTGCAGCCGCAAAGGCCCTTAAACAGCCCGATGCACGATTTTTTGCATGCAACAACAACGGCATCGTTTCCGCTTACTACCCCAACGACCTGTACGCCATCGCATCCTTTACCGGCAGCCGCGTTTATGGCACGTCGAAGAAGCGTTACGTATCCCTTAACACCCCCTACGCAGGGCTGAAAATCGAGGTTCCCATCGTCCGCCCTGTACCGCTGGAGCACACCTGCCCGGCAGAATGCTACCGCATCCACACGACCACACCAGACCCGGAAGGAGAAGCTATCTGATGTTTGGCGAGAAGGAATATGAGTATTCGCTCAAATCACGACAAGAAATTCCTGTAATTCAGAGTGCAAAGTATCGAGCAAGCCGTGAAAAAGCATTAAAAACCCTTGAAGATCGCAAATACCTCAAGGAGTCTGATTTTTGGATTCTTATGAATGAGACAAAAACCGGAAAGATGATGTACACGGGATTGATAATCAGCCACAACGCTTGTCTGAAAATAAATGACAATCTTCCTGAGAAGGACAAGTTTAACCCGGATTGCGTTTCCGTTGATAAGTCCGGCTATGGAAATTCCCTTGTATTTACCTATGCCAATAATGAGCAAGGTTTGTACGAGGTCGGCGAGGCATCCGCTCAAAATTGCAAGAATGCGTACCCTTATGCAATGGCATACAAACGTTTGTTTGACCGTGTTGTTTTAAAAATCTGCAAACTTGCGTTTGACGGCATCTATTCCGACAGTGAAGCAGATGAATTTAAAGAGCGCTATGAAGAAGAACCGCAGCCTGTCACAGCAGCGCCAGAAGTTACCGCACAGGTCGTAAAGGACATGGCAACAACTGCGCTGGCAGGATATGCACAGCGAACTGGTAAGGACAAAAAGACAGTCCAAACAGAAGCAAAGACCTTTATTGGCAAGTTGTTTAAGGACTTCACCGATGATGATTGGCGCAGCGTTGCAAAGGAGTTTGAACACAGAAAATGAAGCAACAAATCTCCATCAAACAGGCCGTTGTTATCGGCAACACAATCACGCTGGAATGTTCCACATCTGACTGCGATAAGGTCCGTGCTGTCATCGACGAAAACAAACCCCTTGCCGCCGTCATCGGCACGGCCTCACAAAAGCGCAGCCTGTCTGCCAACGCTTATGCTTGGACGCTCATGAATCAGCTTGCCGCCAAAATCAACCGCCCTGTACTGGACATCTACCGCGATTTGATACGCGACATCGGAGGCAGCTCTGCTATTATCACCATTTCAGCCCCCGCAGCTAAGGCGTTTAAGGTCGGCTGGGAAGCAAAAGGCGATGGCTGGCAGGTGCATAAGTTGGACGAAATGGCAACCCCGCAGGGTGCGTTCTACACCCTGCAATGCTGGTACGGTTCCAGCGTGTTTGATACATCTCAGATGCACCGCCTGATTGAACTGATCGTGCAGGAATGCCAGCAGCAAGGCATCCCCACCATGACCCCGGAAGAAATCTCCAAACTGAAAGGACTGACCGATGATGCGCCGACCGACACGCAATGAATACGGCACAAAGCTGGACAGCAACGGCTATGCACCCAGCATCATGCCGTTAAAAAGTTTTAAGTGCTACAACTGTGACAAGTATAAAGACACCGCCCGTCACGAAATCTTCGGCGGGCCGCTCCGCTCCAAATCCAAACAATACGGTCTCTGGGTCAATGTCTGCCCCACCTGCCATGCAGAGATTCACGGCAGCGGGCAGCTGCAAGCCGAGTATCATGCACTTGCCCAGCACATTGCTATGCAGCACTACGGCTGGACAGTGCAAGATTTCCGAAAACGCTTTTACAAGAACTACTTATAAGGGCGGTTGAAAGATGGCCGAATTAGCATACATCAAATTATGGGCAGAGTTTGAGAAATACTTTGGTGTACTCGGTGCCGTTGAAGTAGGGCGTCTGATACTTGGAGCGCAGGAATATGCGTTTCACGGAACAGAGCCACAGTTCACCGGGAGCGAACGGATTCTTTGGCCGGTATTGAAAGAATCAATCGACAAGGATAAGGCGTACAACGAAAAACAACAGTCTAACGGCTCAAAAGGTGGACGCCCAAAAAAAGCCAACGAAACCCAACAAAACCCAGAGAAACCCAACGAAACCCAAAATAACCCAACAAAACCTCACATAGTAAACAGAAAACAGAAAACAGAAAATATAACTACCACCACCACCAACGCGGGCGCGCGCGAGGAGCCGGAAGCAGATGAAGCCCTCAAGCGCTGCATTGCCTTCTATGAGCAGAACATCGGCGCCATCAACCGCGCTGTGTTTGATGAAATCCGCGCACAACTGCAGGAGGTGGAGCCAGACCTTATCTGTGAGGCAATCCGACAGGCCTGCTTGTGCAATAAGCCCAGTTGGAAATACATTGCTGCGATTATTTCCAACTGCATCAAGCGGAACATCCGCACCCGCGATGCCTATTTGACAGCAGAAGCGGAACGCAGAGCGCAGCCAACGCAGACACGCGCACCGCGCAGAAAGACCGCACAGGAAGAATTTCTGGAAATGGCAAAAGGAGGTGTACCCGGTGGACAAACAGCAGACGGCAGCACTTTTGGCAGTGGCAACAACCTACTGGCCGAATATTAACCGCAATACCAACACAGAAGCAATGGTTTCAGCGTGGGCAACATCCTTGCAGGACATCCCCTACAAGGCAGCAGAACGCGCCATTGTAGAGCTTTCTCGCAAGTGCGACTTTCCTCCATCAGTGAAAATGGTGAGGGACGAAGCGGCCAGACACGCCGTGTACAATCCGAAACTGAATTGGAGTATGCGCCTTGCATGGGTTCGCTACACGGAGCTCGGCATCCCTTTGCCGGGATGGTTTTTAACAGGCGTACGCCAACTTGGCAGCGCCGCACCAGAAGAATACAGGAAGGCATTGCCTTCAGGGAGGTAAATTATGCTGAATGTAATTGCAATTCAAGGCCGCCTTGCGGCCGACCCCGAAATGCGCCAGACCACTACCGGCAAGAGAGTCTGCACCTTCCGCATCGCTTGCGACCGGGGCCGAAAAGATGCCAACGGCAACAGCCAGACAGACTGGATTCCCTGCACCGCATGGGAAAAGACCGCAGAGTTTATCTACAAGTATTTCCAGAAAGGTTCTATGATTGCTGTTGATGGACGCTTGCAGAGCCGCCAGTATCAGGACAAGAACGGACAGAACCGCATAGCCGTTGAAATCGTGGCAAATAACGTGAATTTCTGCGGCAGTAAGGAAAGTTCCAGCCCTGCCCCGCAGAACGCCGCACAGCGCCCCGCAGCCCCCTCACAGCGCACGCAGGGCGAACCCGATGCGGACTACGCCACGATTGACGATGACGAGGGCGACCTTCCCTTTTAATTTTTGAAAGAAAGACAGGTGATGCACCGTGACACAATGTGACAGAATCCTTCGCCACTTAGAGAGCGGCGGCAGCTTGACCGCTGCTCAGGCCATAAGCGAGTACGGCATCTACCGCCTTGCCAGCCGCATCAACGATCTGAAAAAAACAAGGCATTTCCATCCGTAAGCGGCAAGGCAAGAGTAAGAACCGCTACGGAGAGAACGTCACATTTGCCGAGTATTACTTGGAGGAATAGAAAATGGGCAACGAGGGATACATCAAACTGTAAACCGTTTCATATGTTTTGCGAGGTAGAAAAACATGCACGATAAATTTACCGATAAAGAGTTTTGCGAAAGATTCAGCACAGTAGCTTACAATAAAGCACTTGAATTTTTGAATGAAGCACAGGAACTTATCGGTTCTGCCGATCAATTGTTCATCATATACAAGATTTACGCCGAAATGGCAGAGAGAATGAAAGAGCATGACCCGTTTTGAGATTATCGTATACTCCCGCTCTACCGGCGATGTCCGGCATTCCTCTGCTAACTACCATACGCAGACGGCAGCCAAAAAGGAGCTGCAAAAGGCGGGCTTTACCCAAAATCCCCGCCTGCCGGACATCTGGTACAGAGAGAAGTACTACGCGAAAGTAAAGGAGATTGTACCGTGATACAAAAATACATAATCTCCCTGCCCCCTATCACCAAGAAGAACTCCCAGCAGATACTTACCAACCACCGCACCGGCAAGCCGTTCATAGCCCCAAGCAAGCAGTACAAGAAGTACGAACAGGCAGCCATGTGGTATCTCACCCCAAAGCCGAAAGCCCCGCTGGCAGGCCGCTACCGCGTTGCCACGGTATTTTACATGCCAACCCGCCGCAAAGTAGATCTCACGAACTTAATGGAAGCTGCCCATGACACCCTTGTCGCTGCCAAAATCCTTGCAGACGACAATAACACCATCATTGCCAGCGTGGACGGCTCCCGCGTACTGTACGACAAAGCCAATCCACGCACAGAAATTTTTATCGAGGAGATGTCGGACGATGACCAGCCCCTGTAAAGACTGCCCAGACCGCCATTCGCACTGCCACAGCGCTTGCAATCGCTACGGCGAGTATGCGGCCATATTTGAGAAAATCCGCGCACAGCGGCTTGCAGATGCCGCAGCGGACGCGGCAGATGCAGAGCGCGGAATCAAAATCCGCCGCGATGTCAGAAAATACGGATTATACAAAACAGGAAAGAGTTGAAAGACGTGAAAGCAAGACTACACCCTACCCCGGCATTGCAGAAAGCCGTTGACGAATATGCCGAAGAAAAAATCAAGGACATTCAATCCCGCGCCTATGAAGCGGTAATGAAAGAGCGCAACGACATTGCCACGCGGGCGACATATCTATGCCTGCTGGCCTGCTATCAGGCCGGCCTGTCGCCCAGGACCTTAGTCAGAATCCAGAATTACATGACCGGCCCGGTGGCCGACAAATACAATGAGTACCGCAACGAACAGCTTGCAGACCTTTGGGCACAGGTAACACTACAGGGCATCGGCATTGATGCCAAAAAGACGGAGGAGCCGCTATGACAGTATCTAAATTCTGCGAGAAATGCGGAAAGATGATGTGGGACGTGCAGCCCTGCAAGCGGTTTTGCGATGCTTGCATAAAAGAAAAAGCAAAGCAAAAGGCGAAGCTGAACTACGAAAAAAAGAAAGCGCAGCAGCAAGGCGTTATTTCCGCCATGCAGGCAAAGAAGCCGGATAAAAAGGCAGCACTGAAACCCCGCATCAAATCCATTGAACAATGCGTAAGAGAAGCCGCCGCGCTGGACATATCCTACGGCCAGTATGTGCAGCGCGGGTATGACAAAATCATATGGGATGAAATTTTGAGATTGGAGGTATTGTAATGGACGCAGTTGAATTTTTCAAGACGGTAAACAGATTATGCGAAAATCAAAGCTGCAGGGAATGTCCTGTTTGTAAAGAGGGCGTGTGCATGGTCATGAACATGGTTAGGATCGACGGCGGTTTAGTTGAAAGCATTGAGGAAACGGTTTCAAAAGTTGAGCAATGGGCAAAAGACCACCCCGTCAAGACCCGTCAGAGTGAGTTCTTGAAGTTGTTTCCTAATGCAACAATAGATGAAGATAATGGAATTTTATGTATTAAACCTTGCACCATTGATGAAAGCATTGGATGCACAAATGGAAAAGGCTGCGACGACTGCTACCGCAAATACTGGCTCACGGAGGTAACCGACAATGGTAACGTTTATTGATGATGATGATATCGAACTAAAGCCTTGCCCGTTCTGTGGTGCCTTCCTAGAAAACGAAGCGCCCAGCACTATCTGGTGTCATCCGCAAAACAGTTGTTTGCTGAGCCTCCGTGGCATTGTTGGAGCTGACCAAATCGCTCAGTGGAATACGCGCTACGATGCAAAGGGAAAGAAGGTGCTTGACAATGACTAACATTACAACCCTGCGCCCAGGCGAACACTTCATGTTCAAGAATTTTGAGTGGGTCTGCCTTGACCCGAACCACCCTGACGGCGGCGTGCTGGCTATTATGGCAACGCCGTGGACAAAAGATGTAAAATTCTGCCCAAGTGATAAATTCACAGATGAGAAAGGAAACTGGAATAACTACCGCACCAGTAATGTACGTGAGATTCTATCTGATATGGCGAACGCTGTTTTTGAGGAAAAGAGTCTGCTGCCACATACCGTTGACCTTGTTGCCGACAACGGAGACAGAGCTTATGGCACTGTACAGGACTTTGTTTTTATCCTCACTTGTGACGAGTACCGCAAGTACCGTGAGTTCATCCCGCACTACGACAGATGGATTTGGACTGCCACACCGTGGTATTGCGGTGACATAGATTCCGAAACGGGCCACGTTTACAGCGTTCGCAGTGTGGGCACTGTGGGACAGTTGGACAGCAGCCATGCGTTCTACGAATCTTTTGTTGCCCCGGCTTGTATTCTCAATCCCGCATCCCTCAATCTGCGCCAGAGCATGTCCTATGTAGAGGAGGTATCAGAATGACACAACTTCAAGAAGCAATCCGCGATAAAATCACGAAATACAGCGATGCCTGTGGCATGTGTACGGACATAACAAAAGAGTGCAATACATGCGGCATTACATGTATACTTGAAGACCTGAATGAGTTGCAGAAATTGGCAGATAACCCGGACGCGATACGGTCTACGGCGCACATTATGCGCGGAACCGTGGATCACATGAAAGAGCCAAAACTTGCTTATCGCGGGTACACTGCTACGGTAGAGTATGATGAAGACGATAAACTCTGGCATGGAACATTGGATGGCATCAAGGATTTGGTAAATTTTCATGCGTTTGAAATCGAAAATATTGAGAAAGAGTTCCGCAATGCCGTAGATGATTACTTGGACTTCTGCAAGGAAGTAGGGAAAGAGCCAGAGCGACCGCAAATGAGTGAATGGATAAGCGTTAAAGACAGGCTGCCGGAAAAAGACGAGTATGTATTGTGTTTTTGCAATATCGGAGATGGATTTCAAGCGATATTTCACTACGGAAAAGAAAGAAAATTTAACGGGACCGCCGTCACCCATTGGATGCCGCTCCCTAAACCCCCGGAGGTGACCCCATGACAAAACAGCAACTAGTTGATGAATACGCCCGCAAACATCTTTGCGCGACATGCGAGTGGGAAAATGGCAATATTTGCACGCTGCCGCGCTGCATGAAAGTGGAAGAAAGGAGAAACAATGACCCGAGAAGAATTCAACCAAAAGAAAACGTGGCTGTGGAGATACCAACGCAGCAGGAATCATGAACGACAGCTGCGCCAGCAGATACAGAGCGAACGTGAACGAGCAGCAGCGACAACTAAAGCATTATCCCCCGTTGTGGTGTCTGCTGGCGGTAAAAATAAAATCGAGGATGCCGTTTGCAGAATCATGGAGCGTCAAGAAGCTCTATACAAGCAGATTATTGACACCGAGATGCAAAGGGAAGAAATTGAAACCGTAATAAACTCTGTGCAAGACCAAATGCAGCGGGACGTTTTGCGGGAGCGGTATATTGTCGGCACACCGTATTGGTGGAAAATTGCGATAAATCTAAATATTTCCGAGCGATGGGCAAAAAAATTACACCGCGCTGCAATTGAAAATCTGTGCACTCCAGTTCACTTTTAATCTGTTATTATAGATATGCTGGATGATGTAGGAACGGGACAGCCTACGACATTGCTAAAACCTCTTTTCTTTATTGTTTCAATTCTCCTATTCTTATAGCTGGCAGCCCGGAAAGACTGGCATTTTATATGCCGCATAGCCAATCGCAAGATAAGGGCGCTACGCTTAGAAGCGACCGCGTAGAAATGGTGTGAGACCTATGTGCGGCTCCAAGGCCATGCAATGGGTCTGTCCTATCCGTAAGGGACGAAACTTTTCCCCGCATCTGCTGGCGGGTAAGTTCAGCAGAACCGTGCCGGGTCAAGGCTGGCGCTGCTGGCTTCTGCAACAAGAGTCGTTCCTGAGCGGCGCTATTTTATATGCTGCATAGCCAGCCGCAAACTTGGCCTGACAAGTCAATACGGCAAGGGCGCTGCGTTCCGCAAGCTACGGCGTGGCAAAGGTGCAAGACCTATGTGCAGTACCAGAGGTCGGGTAGCGCCCGAACGATGTGAGCGTGTATGGCATACCTCACCCAGAATAAAAATGCCTGCTGAAAACTATCGGAATGGATGGTACGTAACGTCTGTTCGTGAAAGAGACCATGACTCTCAAGTAGACGATAGATAATCTAAGCGGGAAGCCTACCATGCTGGATTAACTCAACTGGTAGAGTATCTGTTTTGTAATCAGACGGTTCGGGGTTCAAGTCCTCGATTCAGCACCAATGCCGATGATACGGGTAAAGGTAGCAGGGCCGGACGCGGCAATTGTGTTCCCCGTTAGGCAACCGCCACGAGCCTACTGACAGTGCGTAACATGTGGCGGATTCTGCAATACAGGGTGGCTCTCTGCCGTGGAAGTCGGCCAACTTTAGCTGAAACATTGCTATGGATTGCCAAGCCAAACAGGTTCATGCCGATATGCCCCGCTAAAGAAACTTGCAGGGCAGAGCGCATGAGCCTTATATGCCAACATAGCTTAACTGGTAAAGCCGGGCCTCATGACAGCATAGCTGCGGGTTTAGTTGCGGGTTCAAATCCTGCTGTTGGCGAAAGCTGGGTCGCTCCCACCGGTGAAAGCCCGGCGCAGGCAAAACGCGATAGATAACCTAAACGCTGTAAGCAAAGCGGCAAGCCGATACGGAGCGCGGAGCGATGGCAAGACGCAACGGGACTGTGAGAGCCTGAAAACTTTTGCCCGCACAGTGAAGTGCGAAACCAAACTTCAACCGCGAATCGGTGCGCGGGTATAAATGCCGCCGGATGCCGCAAGCCCGGGCGGGGTACAAATGCAGGGAATCAAAAAGCGCGTGGACAGCAGGCACGTTAAATTCTGACTGTACAAAAGCGTTGCGGATTTGCTCACCGCAACGGGTGAGACCGGCACAGCATAAACCGGTAGGGCGGGAACGCGCTTTTCCTCCGGCGCAAAGGGGTTCTGGGGGATATAAGCCTACACAAATTGTGTGGGCTTTTTGTGTTGTAAAGCGAGGTGATAAAGTGGCATCAAGAAAAAATCCGGGTGGCGCACCACCTAAATACAGAAGCGTAAAGGCAATGCAAGAAAAGATCGATGCCTACTTTGAAGCCTGCAAAGGGAAGCCGTTCTTAGACGATAACGGTGAACCGATGCGAAATAAAAACGGCTATATCATCTATGACGATAAAAAGCCGCCTACTGTGACAGGATTGGCGCTTGCACTTGGATTCACATCAAGGCAAGCGCTTTTGAATTACCAAAACAAACCAGAGTTCGTTGACACGATTACGCGCGCAAAGACCATTTGTGAACAGTACGCCGAAGAAAGATTGTACGACAAAGACGGCTCCGGCGGCGCACAGTTCAGCTTGCGGGCAAATTTTGGATGGCAGGATAAGCCAGAACAACAGCAGGATAGCGAGGTGCAAATCATAGATGACTTGTAAGCTATCCGGGATTGTTTCTCCTTGTTTCGCCGAAGTTCACCGCGAAATCAAGGCGGGCAATGTAAAAGAGCTTGTCGCAAAGGGCGGGCGCGGCAGTACAAAATCCAGCTATATTAGCATAGAGCTAATTTTGCAGCTTATAAAGCATCCGCAATGCCACGCAGCAGTGTTCCGCAAGGTCGGTAACACACTGCGCACAAGCGTATATGCTCAAATTGTTTGGGCAATAAATGAGCTGGGGCTGCACGATCGTTTTCGTTGCACGGTCTCCCCTATGGAATGCACCTATTTGCCAACTGGACAAAAGGTGCTTTTTTTCGGCGTTGATGACCCCGGCAAGGTAAAGTCAATCAAAGTGCCGTTTGGTTATATTGGCATCTGCTGGTTTGAAGAGCTTGACCAGTTCGACGGTGAAGAGCAAATCCGAAATGTGGAGCAATCCTGCTTGCGCGGCGGTGACTGGTTCATCACGTTCAAGAGCTTCAACCCACCTGCAATGGCGCGGAACTGGGCGAACGGCTACGCGCTGAAAGCACGCAACGGAAAGCTGATACATCATTCCACCTACAAAACAACGCCCGCAGAATGGCTCGGAGAGCGGTTCCTGGCAGATGCGGAATACTTGGAACGCACAAACGAAACGGCCTACCGACACGAGTATCTGGGCGAGGTTGTCGGTAGCGGCACGGCGGTATTTGAGAATCTGCGCATTGAACCAATCACAGATGAACAGGTGCAGACCTTCGACCGCATCAAGCGCGGCGTGGACTGGGGCTGGTACCCTGACCCGTGGGCATACAATGCTATGCACTATGACGCGGCACGTCGAACACTGTACATCTTTGATGAACTGACACGGCGCAGAACCAGCAACCGAGACACCGCGCAGCTGCTTTTGGATAGAGGGCTGACGCGCGAGGACAAAGTCTGCGCGGATAGTGCTGAGCCGAAATCTATTGCGGACTATAACAAGTACGGAGTAAAGACATTCCCCGCCCGCAAGGGGCCGAAATCGGTTCGATACGGCACAAAGTGGCTGCAAATGCTGGAAGCTATTGTCATTGACCCAGAACGTTGCCCGGACACAGCAAAGGAATTCAGCGAGTACGAGTACGAGCGAGACAGCAAGACGGGGGAAGTGCTGGAAGGCTACCCGGATTTGAACAACCATCACATTGACGCAGTGCGTTATGGGATGGAAAGCACAGCGAACAAAGCCGGAGACAATACGGCAATGAAGTATCAAAGCATTTACAGATAGGCGGTGAGGGAAAATCAGAACATATCAAGACTTTGTGGCGGTCGGTGAAGATGAACGTTCCCGCATGGGGTTTGTGTTTGACACCATCAACGATTTTAAAGGCCAGAAAAAGACGCGGGACATGCTGGATGCAAAGCTGTACTATTGGGGCGAAAATCCCACAATCAACCGCTATGAAAAAATGGTGTACGATCTTGAGGGAAAAGCGCATCCAGATATGTACACAGCAAACCACAAGATTGCCAGCAAGTTTTTTGGATTTGTTGTAGATCAGGAAGTTTCTTACCTGCTGGGCAACGGCGTTGCGTTTAACAGTGAGGCCACAAAAAAGGCGCTTGGCGCTACGTTTGATGAAAATATTATGGATGCTGCCCGCCATGCGTTGATTGGTGGGCAGTCTTTCGTATTCTGGAATCTTGACCATATTCAGGTGTTCGCGCCGGAGCAGTTTGTGCCGCTATACGATGAAGAAGACGGCGCACTAAAAGCTGGAATCCGGTTCTGGCAGATTGACCCGGACAAGCCGCTGCGGGCAACTCTGTACGAGATGGACGGTTACACTAACTACATCAAGCCGCGCAACGGTGAAGTGCGCAGTTTGAACGGGAAACTGCCGTACAAGCTGAAAGTGCGGTACTCGGAGATTGACGGCACAGAGATTTATGACGGCGAGAATTATCCCGGATTTCCCATTATCCCGCTGAAAAACGGTGAACAAGCAAGAAGCGAACTTTGCGGCAGGAAAAACACCGTTGACGCGCTCGACCTTGCCAGCAGCAACATGGTAAACAATGTAGATGAGGGCAATCTTATCTATTGGGTATTGACGAACTGCGGCGGCATGGATGAAATTGACGATGCAAAGTTTGTGGAGCGGCTTAAAACTACCCACGTTGCCCATGCAGATGGTGACGAAGGAGCGAAAGCAACACCGCAAAGTATTGAAGCGCCGTTTCAGGGCACGCAAGCCACCATTGACATGCTGACCAAAAAGCTGTACACGGATTTCCAGGCGTTTGACGCATCTGCCGTAAGCGCTGGAAACCAGACGGCAACAGCTATTAAGGCAAGCTATGTTCCGCTAGATTTGAAAACAGACAAATTTGAGAGCTGGGTCTCGCGCTGCATCAAGGGCATTCTGGCAATTGCTGGGCTTGATGATGAACCAACTTACACGCGCAACCAGATTATCAATAAGCAGGAAGAGGCGCAGACCGTGCTTCTCGGCGCAGAATACTACGACGCTGAGTACACAACCAGAAAACTTCTGACCATTAACGGCGATGCAGACCAGTACGATGAATTGATGAAGCGAAAGGCGGCAGAGGAGCTTGACCGCACGATTAACAATCCGCAGCCTAACGAACCGCAGAACCAGCCGGGAGAAGGACTGAACGGCAATGGCGAGACCTGATTACGCTCACAAAATGACAGATGCGCAGCTTGCCAAGCTGGAACAGCGCATCGCCAAGATATATAAGCAAGCTGCCGATGAGTTGAGCGAAACCATTACCGCGTATTTCAAGCAATTCGAGAAGCGCGATGCTGATATGCTGGAAAAGGTCAAAAACGGAACGGTTTCAGAGCAGCAATACAAGCAATGGCGGCTTACACAGATTGGACGCGGAAATCGCTTTATAGCACTCCGCGACAAAGTGGCAGAACGGTATACAAACGCCAACGAGGTTGCAATAGCATATATAAACGATGCCACACCTGGCATTTATACGCTCAACCGCAATTATAGTGCGTATACCATTGAGCAAGTCAGCAGCAGCGCGGACTTTACGCTGTTTGATGAGCAGACAGTCAAGCGGCTGGCGATGGAACAGCCGGATTTGATGCCCTATTATCCAAAAGACAGGGCGCTGAAGCGCGGTATAGATCTTGCGTATGGGAAACAGCAGATTACTGCTAACGTGACAAGCGGCATCTTGCAGGGCAAGAGCATTTACCGGCTGGCAGATGACTTGCAAAAAAGCATTTGCGATATGAACCGCACAAGCGCTGTAAGAACGGCGCGGACAGCGGTTACAGGGGCGCAGAACGCCGGCAGAATGGACGCATACACAGCAGCCGAGAAGATGGGCATACACGTGCGGAAACAATGGCTTGCAACGCTGGACAACCGCACCAGACACGCGCACGCGATGCTGGATGGTCAGACAGTTGACAATGACAAGCCGTTTAAAGTAGACGGCTATGAGATTATGTTTCCTGGCGATGCAGGCGCACCGGGCTATCTGGTGTATAACTGCCGCTGCACGCTTGTTCCCGCACTGGATGGCATCGAAAGCGGGCCAAGACGCGCAAGAGACCCAAAAACCGGCGAATGGGTGCTTGTCGACAATATGACATATAAGGAATGGGCTGGGTGGAAGAATGCAAATCACACTTGAAGACCACAGCGATGAAGTCCTTGCTGCAATGGAATCCGCTTGCGCAGTAGCGCTGGAAATGTGCGGGCTTGTGGCGGAGGGCTATGCAAAAAAGCTATGCAACAGCCCCGGAAAATTTGGAACTGGCGCATTGCGAAATAGCATCACTCATACAGTGACAAACAGCGGAGAACGCGCCGCCTATGTCGGCACAAATAGCGAATACGGCGTATATGTAGAGTGCGGCACTGGCATTTATTATCCCGGCGGCAGACCGACACCATGGGTTTACCAAGATGGAGATGGCAACTGGCACATGACACATGGCCAGCGTGCCAAGCCGTATATCAAACCTGCTGTGGCAGACCATGCCGAGCAGTACAAGAAAATTATCGAACAAGAGCTGAAAGGCAAATAAGCCGCTCGGCTCTTTTTATTGGGAGGAAAGCACATGAAAAAGATTCTTTATATCGCAATTACGATTATGGCTGCGGCGCTGCTTTTGTGCGGCTGTTCCGAAGCCGCCAAAGCAAACTCCAATATTTCTAAACAGGCAGATTACTTTGAGAGTGAACGAAAAATCACCGTATACAACGCCAGAACAGACAAGGTCATTATGGAAGCCGAGGGGTATATGTCTATCTCCAACAATTCCAGCAACGAGCTTGTCTGCACTGTAAAGGTTGGCCCTGATACTTACAGGAAAAATTACATCTACCTAAATGACTACACAATGTATGTTGTCGAGGATATTACAGGAACACACACAGACCCGTATCATTACAAGCTGTATTTCCACACAAATGTGCTGCCCAGCGTTGAAGTGAAACCGTAAAAGGCAAGTTTACCTAGCAACTACCGAGACTTTCTCGGCGGTTGCTATTTTATACGAAAAAACAGCAAAGAACCGCTGTTTTTATATAAAACGCGAATGTCGAAGAACTGACACCGAAGAAAAGGAGCGAAAACATTGGCTATTACTCGCAAGCTGCTTAAAGGTATGGGGCTGACCGAAGAGCAGCAGGACACTATTATTGAAGCCCACACTGACACCGTAAACGGTTTGAAAGCGGACGTTGAACGTTATAAAGCCGATGCGGAAAAACTTCCCGGCGTTCAAAAGGAACTGGACGACCTGAAAGGAAAGGGCGATGACGGTTACAAGGAAAAGTATGAATCCGAGCACAAGGCTTTCGAGGATTACAAAACCAGCGTGGCCGCCGAAAAGACTACCGCTGCCAAAGAAAAGGCATTGGAGACCGCCCTGAAAAAAGTCGGCATTGCCGACAAACGCTTGCAGTCTGTTGCCAGACTTTGCAAAGGCGATGGTCTGCTGGACAAGCTGGAACTGGACGATAAAGGCGCTATCAAGGATTCTGACAAGCTGGAAACCAGCCTGAAAGAATCTTACAGCGACTACATCGTTACTACCAGCACGCAGGGCGCAAACACACCGAATCCGCCCGCAGGCAATAGCGGCGCAGGCGCAGGCTCTATTGATGCAGCAGCATTTGCAAAGATGGGCTATGCCGACCGCTTGAAGCTCAAAAAAACTGACCCTGACCAGTACAATACACTGGTCAATGGAACCGACAAAGGAGATTAACACATGGCAGATACTATTTTGACCAAACTCGCAGACCTGATCGACCCGGAAGTCATGGCCGATATGATTTCGGCTAAAATCCCTGACAAAATCCGCGTTGCACCTTTTGCAAAGGTGGATGACACCCTTGCTGGCGTTCCCGGCGATACTATCACTGTGCCGTCTTACGGTTACATTGGTGACGCGGAGGACGTTGCAGAGGGCGTTGACGTTGACATCGACAAGATGAGCACGAAGGACAAGAAGTACAAAATCAAGAAGGCTATGAAGGGCGTTGGCCTGACCGATGAAGCTGTGCTGTCCGGCTACGGCAACCCTGTTGGCGAAGCCAATGCGCAGCTGGCTCTGTCTATCGCCGCTAAAATCGACAATGACTGCATGGAAGCCTTGCAGGGCGCTACGCTGGTGTACGACGGCACTGCTGCCGCTATCAAGTACAGCGGCGTTGTGGACGCTATCGACGTGTTCAACGAGGAGATCAACAGCGACAAGGTCATGTTCATCAACCCCAAACAGATGGCGACACTGCGCAAGGATGCTGATTTTATCAGCGCTGACAAGTATCAGGCTGGCGTTGCTGTCACCGGCGAAATCGGCAAGATCGCCAACACACGCGTTGTGGCATCTCGCAAGGTTCCTTCTATCGAGTACGAGAAGGACAATAGCACCGGCACCATTGAGATTGTCGCTGATTCTACCACCGAAACCGCCACCAAAAAGCATCTGGCGACCATCCAGCCGCATTGCGCTACTGCACTGATTGTCGGCGATAAGGTCAAGGCCGCTGCTGCCGCCTACTACGCTTGCCCCATCGTCAAGCTGAACGAGGACAGCGAGACCGAGGACGATGTGCCCGCCCTGACCATCTACCGCAAGCGCAATATCAACGTGGAGACCGAGCGCAAGCCGCGTAACCGATCTACCGAGATCACCGCTGACGAATTTTACGTTGCGGCTCTGACCAACGAAGCCAAAGTTGTGCTGGCAAAGTTCAAAAAGTAATAAGGAGGCAGCGGAATGCTTGAAGAATTGATGCGAGAGTGTAGAAACTGGTTTGTTGCGCCGAATGGCGTGCATCTGGGCACTTTTACCGTCAAGGAAGGCAGCATTACGCTGCCTTTTCTTGTTTATGGGCAATATTTCCGCATCGTTGGCAGCGTTTTTAACGACGGCGTTTACGAGTATGGCAACGTTTATCTGCAGGACGAAACATTTGATGGCTCTATCTGGGCTTTAAGTGTTCCGCCTGCATTTATAAAGCTTTCCGAAGAAATCAAAAGCTGGCGCGACCAGTACGAGAACGCCGCAAACAGCCCATTTCAAAGTGAGAGCTTTGCGGGATATAGTTACACCAAATCGAGCGCGAACGGCAATTCTGGCGGCTCTGTGACGGGCTGGCAGGGCGTGTTTGCGTCCCGGCTAAACAAATGGAGAAAGCTATGAGCCTTTTAGATGATTTTTCGCACAGCTGCATCATTATGGACAAGCTGACAAAGCCTGACGGCGAGGGCGGCTATTCTACCGAGTGGCGCGAGGGCGCAGAGTTTTCAAATTACGTCGCATTTGACAGCAGCCTTGAAGCACGGCAGGCCGAAGCGCAGGGCGTGACCAGCGTGTATACCGGCATTGTGCGGAAAGATGTGCCTATTGAGTACGGCAGCGTGTACAAGGATGTGACGACCGGGGCATATTTCCGGGTCACGAGCCGCCCGAAAGAGAAGCAAGCCCCGGCAAGCGCTTCCCCGATGCTGCAAAACCTAAAAAGTTTTACGGCTGAACGATTACGGGAGGGATTGCCGACATGACAAAGGGCGCTGCATTACAGCAGTTTTTCGGGCAGTTTATGACCGCATACGCCAGCAACGCCGTGCCGGATGACGCTGTACTCCCCTACTTGACCTATGATGCTGTGTTTGACGCATGGGGCGGCGGGGCGGTATCGCTGACGGTCAACATGTGGTTCCATACCACGAGCGAAGCGGTGCCCAATGCAAAGGCGCTTGAGCTTTCGGACGCGCTTGGCATTGGCGGCGTTACGCTGCCGGTAGATGGCGGCTTGATTTGGTTAAAACGCGGCTCCCCGTTCTGCCAATCGCTGGCAGATGACACAGACAAAAACCTAAAACGGCGGTACATCAACGTTACCGCCGAATTTTTATGCCTAAATTGAGGTGAAAGCATGAAATTTACTCGTATTCCCGAATCTGCGTTTAAAGAACTGGTCTTGAACGCGGGCTATCTTGCAACTACGTTTGACCCGGCTGCCGGTACTGCGCCGGAAGAAAGTGCGCTGCTGGGCGCTACGACCGGCGGCATCAACTTTACGGCTGTGCCGAGCTTTACCGACTTCGGCGAGGATATCGACAACTGCCCCAAGAACATGAAAGAGCTGAAGCAGATTGAATCATGGGAAGTCAAGTGCAGCGGCACTTATGTTTCGGCATCGGCAGAGAATGCCAAGAGCATGCTTGGCGCTGCGGATGTTACGACCACTTCCAAGGTTTCCAAAATCACGCCGCGCAACGACCTGAAAGACAGCGACTTTACCGATTTGTGGCTGCTGTGCGACTATTCGGACAAGCACGGCACTACGAGTGGCGGTTTCTGTGCCATTCACATGCTGAATACGCTGTCCACCGGCGGTTTCAGCTTGCAGACCGGCGACAAGAAAAAAGGCCAGATGAGCTTCGAATACACGGCGCACTACTCCATTACCGCGCAGGACACTGTGCCGTGCGAGGTGTATATCAAGGCCGGAGAGGATGAAGCCTGATGCGGATTTTTTCTGAACTTAGCACCGATGAAGCACTGGAAGTTGTATTGCAGATCGCGCAGCCCATCACAAACCTGATTGATGATGAAGCGCTTGTGAAAGAGATGCAGAAAGCGATGCCGAAGGGCGAAACGACCCGCATTGCAATGCAGCGTTTCGGCCTTGCGAAAATCGTTAAGCTGCTGAACATTGCGTTGAAGCAGCACCGCGAGGATGTATACGCAATCCTTGCACCGTTCAACGGCCTGACGGTGGAAGAAATCGGCAAACAGAATTTCCTTATCACCTGCAAGCAAGCTGCCGACCTGCTGAACGATAAGGGTTTTGTCGATTTTTTCAAATCGTATCTCGCTGGCGGGCAGAACAAGTAATCCCTGTACTACTAAAAATGCCGAAACTGAGCGCAAAAGCGCTTGTGTCGGCGCTGCCTTACGCTTTAAAAACTGATTTTGAAGAGCAGCTGTACAAGGTGTACATGACAGACAGTGCGTGGAGCCTTGTGGTAGCTGTGACAGGCGTAACGGACAGGCCAGCGAGATATATTGACATTATCCACCCGCCAAAAGTGGATACGCGGACACCAGAACAGGTGCAGGCGGATTTCAAAGACTTTGCGGCGCGGCATGGGTTGAAAGAAGCAGAGAAAAAAGCCGCCCAAACAGAGGGCGGCTAAACTTAGAAACAATTTTTGATAATGGCTTTATAGGTTGGCTCGTCAACTTCCAACAGGAAGCGCTTGCCGCTGTAACGCCATTGCGGGTCATCTATAAGCTGTATAACAACCTGATAAACGCCTTTTTGCTTGGCAGTCATTGCACCGGCAACCATGCCAGCACCACCAAACAAAGCACCGCCGACCATGCCGCGCATAACGCCGGAAGCCATAGATGTTTTGTGAGTTTCATCTACCACAGAGTAACCGGCAACAGTGCGGCTGTTTAGTTCAAGTGCTGATAGACCACCAACGTCCATAGAGACTTTGCCAAATGAAACAGACACCTTTTTGCCCATAAAATCACCGGCGATTACCGCATTTTTTGCTTTTGCCATAAAAAACACCTCCTATTGCTTAGAATACAGCAAATAAAGCAAAAATTCAAGAAGGGAGTGATAGATTGGACGTTTTTAACTTATATGCAAAATTAAGTCTGAACACAGACGACTATGAAAAAAGCGTTGAGAAGGCAAAAGGCGGCGCATTGTCTTTGATGGACGTGTTTAGTGGTACGCTGCTTGGAAATGTCGTTTCGGACGGTTTGCGGACTGTAACCAACGGAATTACGGAAATCGGAAAAATCTCTACAAACATGGCCATGTCAATTGGCAAGGCATCGTTGGACAGCTATGCGGACTGCGAGCAGCTTGTAGGAGGCGTAGAAACGCTGTATAAAGACAGCGCGGGAATCATAAAGAGCTACGCAAAAAGCGCATACAAGAACGTTGGCATGTCCGCAAACGAGTATATGAAAACATCAACATCGTTTGCTGCTTCTCTGGTTTCAAGTTTGGGTGGTGACACAGAAAAAGCCGCGCAAATGGCAAATACTGCAATTTCGGATATGTCCGATAATGCGAACAAGATGGGTACGAATATTTCGTCCATTCAAGACGCATATAACGGATTCGCGAAGCAGAACTACACGATAAATCTAATGTCCGCTGCATAAGTGATTATGCAGTGAGCGTGCGTGAACCTACCAGGGGTGTGCAACTGAAAAGGCGGCAGGAAATGGCTGCATGAGACAGTTGTGCTAACAGGGGAAACCTAAACTGTTTATGGCTTTTACAGCATGGTCATCCTGTGCCAAGCTATGCTGTATCACAATTACACTTGCAAAGCAGGTGAAATTGTAATATAATACAAAGCATAGAAGGTCAAACGACTATCGGTTCGTCACCGAGTACAACGCCTATTGGTACGGCGTTGGAAGTGCGCACCAACTTTTTCTGAAAGGATTAAAAGCCGTGGAGATTTGGAAACAGATTCCCGATTTACCGGGATACTCAGTCAGCAATAAGGGCAGAGTTAAGAAAGATAGCACCGGACAAATAATGGTGCTTAGTAAAAATGCTGGATATTGCAGGATTACAATATCTAAGCATGTACACCGTCTTGTTGCTGATGCTTTTCTTGAAAAACCAGAGAACGAAGAAAGGTGCTGGGTTGACCACATAGACGGGAACCGCTCAAACAATGACGTTTCTAATTTAAGATGGGTGACACCTTCTGAAAACGCACTGTCGTATGGGTATCATTCCAGAATTAAAAATAAGAAACGCCAGGTAAGGGCAACACATCTCGACGGAAGGACAATCCTATTTGAATCCAGACAAGCGGCGGCTGAATACTTCCACTGTTCTGACAGTGAAATTAAGTACAACAGTCGATACCGCAAGAGGAATAAAAAAGGCTGGATTTTTGAAAAAGTTGAAGATATAGTCTAATCCCTTAAAAGCCATGTGCGGAAACGCGCGTGGCTTTTTATAATACCGGGAAACCGGGGGTAACGAAATGGTTAGACAACCTGAAACTTGGCTACGGCGGTACGCAGGCTGAGATGAAGCGGCTTATCAAAGAAGCTGCTGCCATGAAAGACACGCAGAAAGAGCTTGGCGTAACGGTCGATTCAACCAGTATGTCCTATGCGAACATTGTACAAGCGATTCATGTCGTGCAGGCCAACATGGGCATCATGGGAACGACCAGCAAGGAAGCTGCAACTACAATTCAAGGCAGTACAGCGTCGATGAAGAGCGCTTGGGAAAATCTTTTGACTGGAATTGCAGACCCGGAGCAAGACTTTCAATCCTTGGTGGACAACCTTGTTGACAGTGTTATTACTGCCGGGAACAACATTATACCGCGCATCAAAGAAATTGTGCCTACTTTGATTGATGGCTTGAGCGAACTGGTCACACAGCTTGCGCCTTATGTGAGCGGTGTGATTATGGAGCTTGAACCGACTATTGAAGAGGGCTTGCAGGCACTTTTCGGCGGGTTAAGCAGCGTAGCAAGCGAATTGCAGCCCATTGTTGCCGATGTGTTTTCTTTTTTTGGCGATGCAATTATTTCCGGGCTGACAAGCGCGATTGAAAACTCTGACTTTTCGTTCTTGCTTGACATTTTTGATAATGTTAAAACAGCAGCTGAAGAAGTCGTGCCTGTAATTGAAGAAATCGCACCAGCACTTGTGACAGTTGGTGCAGCTGTAAAAGGCTGGCAAATCGGGACGAAAATCCAAAAAATGGCAACGGCCTTTGACGAAGCCAAAGTTGCTGTTTCTTTGTTCAGCATGGGGCTTTCTGACACGGAAATTGCACAGGGTGCGCTCAATGGCACATTAAAGGCATCCGAAGTTCTTGCCGGATTGCTTACAGGGAAGATTTCTCTTATGACGTTGGCACAGGCGGCAGCGGCAAAAGCGCAAGCCGCTTTTAATGCGGTTTTGGCAGCAAACCCAATTACACTGGTTGTGGTTGCAATTGGCGCACTGGTTGGCATTTTGGCTGTGCTGTATGCGAAGAACGAAGATTTCAGAAATTCTGTAAATGGCGTTATTGAAAGCATCTGGGCAAAAATCCAAGAGCTTGTAGCATGGGTGCAGCCTTATGTTGAAGCGGCTATGCAGGTTATTGGGCAAGTCGTTACACAGGTCATTACAGATTTGACCCCAGTCATACAGAGCATCGGTGAAGCGTTCAGCGCTGCATGGAGCCTTGTACAGACTGTATGGGCATGGGCAAGCGCATTCTTTCAGGCTATCTTCCAGGCAATTGTGGTTATCTTTGCGCCGTTTGCACCGATTATCAGCGGATTCTTCCAGGGCGCGTGGATCATCATTCAAAGCATCTGGAATGTTGCGGTAAGCTTTTTCCAGACTGTGTTTAATTTGATTACCGGCGTGTTCTCTACGATTGACGCTGTGTTGTCTGGTGACTTTCAGGGCGCGTGGGAGTCGATTCAGGGCATCTTTGAAGGTGCGTTTGACTTTTTCTCTACGGTCGGCCAGAACGTTGTTGAGGGCATCAAGGGTGGCATTGCGGCTGTTTGGGGTGGTCTTGTCAGCTTCGTGCAGGGCTTGTGGGATGGCATCAAGAGCATTTTTGTCATCAATGCAAGTGATGTGAAAAACAACACGGGGTCTGACGGCAGCCACGCAGGCGGCATGGATTATGTTCCCTATAACAACTACGTTGCAAATCTGCATCGCGGTGAGATGGTGCTGACAGCCGATGAAGCGGACAACTACAGACGCGGTAAGGGCAGCAGCAACGGCTTTACCCTGACGCAAAATATTTACGCGGCAAAGCAAACGCCGGTTGAACTGGCAGCAAGTACAGCAGCGTATTTTCAGCGGGCGAGGTGGGCGATATGAGTTTTTTAAGCAAGACTTTTAAATACGTCAACTCGCTGAGGCAGTCTATCGTGTTTGACTATGAGCACGGTTATCTCATCAGTAAGCCGGATGGCATTGATACAATTTCGGTCACTGCCAACACGGCGAAGGGCATCGGTCAAGTAGGCGCTACTGTGCAATCTAAGGCCATTCAGACGCGGCCTATTACCATCAATGGCAGAGTTATAGGCAAGGACGCGCAATCGCTGAAAGACGCGCTTATGACCGTTGTACGGCCTGACCTGACAGGGGTGTTGTATGCCGGGGACTGGCACATAGACGTTATTGTAACGGCATCGCCTACCATTGGCGCATCAAAACGCGGTGCGCCGTTTCAGCTTGGCTTGCTTGCCCCCTACCCGTATTGGGAAAGTGGCGAACGAAAGGCAATGCAGCTGCGCGGCGTGCAAAAAGGTTTTAAATTCCCATGGAATATCAGCAAAACGTATTATTTCGGCAAAGTCATTGTGCTGAAATACATTGTTTTGCAGAATTTCGGGCAGTTTGATGTTCCGTTTATTCTGGAAATCAATTGCGTTGGCGAGACGGCAACAAACGTAGGCATTGAAAACATGCTGACAGGTGAAGTGCTGCGGCTGGAAAAAACGCTTGTGGAAGATGAGCGTGTCGTTATCAAGACATCGCACGGGAAAACAACGGTCACAAGCTCTAAGGACGGTGACTGCCGGGGTGCACTTACGCTTGAAAGTACACTGTACAGAATCCATACGGGCGATAATGCGTGGAAACCTACTGCGGACAGTGGGCTTGAAAACGTTGAGATGAGTGTTTCGTTTGCGGAAGAAAGTGCGGGTGTAACGGTAATATGAGATTAGAGCTGTTCTCCCCTGACCTTAGTAACCGACACGAAATCACGCACGCGATCAGCAGCGAATTCAGCGACTACTATAACGATGTGGGAAAATTTACGGTAGTTTTGCCGATGGATGAGTACAACATCGGGATAGTGGAACTGGATGCTGTTTTGTACATTGTAGAGCGAAGACTTGCGTATACGGTGGAAGAAATACAGTTCGATTGCGATAACAGCGAAATCACGTTGAACGGTTACAGCCTGAACAACAAACTGAACCGGCGTGTTATTGCGGCAACTGCCAACATTGCCAACGTGGAAACAGATGTATACAGCGTTATTACTGCCAACCTGCGCGGGCTGCCTGTACTGCTGGCGAAGAAAAAAGGCTTGACAGAAACCGTGAAAGCAACAGAGGTGTACGGGGATGAACTGTTAAACTGCATACAGCCGATTTTGACAGATGCCGAGATTGGGAACCGGATGGTTTTGGACTACAGAGCCAAAACGGAAACGTTTGAATTGTATAAGGGCGTTGACCGTACAGAGGGATTAAACGCGGTCCTGTTTGTGCAGGAACGCGGAACTGCGCCCGGGCTGGTAGTTGACAAGGATATTTCTGAATACAAAAATGTGTGCTACTGTGAAGCGCAGTACAAAGACGGTACAAAGTTTGTGGTGCAGGCTGGCACGGCCAGCGATGCGGAACGGCGCGAACTATGGGCGAGGTTCAGCGGAGACGCACAGCAGGATGGCGAGACAAACGCTGCGTTTCAGGCGCGCGTTAAGCAGTATGCAGCGTTGCAGCTAGGTAGCCATTTGAACCGAAACGGATTTGACATTGACGCGGACGGCGATGAACTGGGCACGGCATATAATGTCGGAGATTTGGTTTGGTGCGTTTCTTTGCGGCTGGGTGTAAAGTACAAGGCAAGAATAACGGCGGCAAAGTATTCACAGGATGCAAACGGGTCGAGCGTCAAGCTGGTTATTGGCGACCCGATTTTAACAGTGTTGAGGTGAGACAGTGGCAGAAATTAAAAATTTCCCGAATAATGTTGACGAATACATCGGGGCACAAAATGTCATGAAGTGGCTGCACGGGCGTACAAGCGGCGTGTTTGGTGCGGATGGCAATTTAAGTGTTACTGCAAACGGCAATATGACGGTAAGGGTATCGGATGGTGTTGGTTGGCTTGCAAACGACAAAGCAGACGGTACGGTTTTTTGGAATGATACAAAAGAACAGACCGGCAGCGAGTTACAGCTGACAATCCCGCTGGCGAATGCTGTATCGCCGCGTATTGACCGTGTTGTTGTGAGTTGGGACACAGTAGACTATGCAGCAAAACCGCGCATTGAAGTGCTGAAAGGTACGGCGGCTTCTACACCTGTTGCACCGGCACTTACAAACAATAGTCTGTTGCGGCAGATTTCGCTTGCACAGATTGCAATTCCTGCGGCAGCAAGCAAAATCACGTCGGCCAATATTACCGATGAACGACTTGACAGCACAGTATGCGGGCTTGTAACTGACTGGGTGAGCGTTGATACCAAGATGATGCAAGAACAATTCGCCGCTTTTCTGACCCAAATTAAAACCGAGCTGGAGCAACTGCATGCGGGAACGGCTACGATGATGCGATCGACCTATGACCCGCAAGGACGGCAGACCGATATTTTTAAGGCGATCGACAAGGTCTCCAACATCTACTACGCCAGGCTTACGCTGAACGGGTGGACGGCTTGCAGCAGCGCCGACCAGGCCAAAGGCCTGCTGTACCAGCAGACGGCTACGCTGACCTGTGCGAACAGACATGCGCCGGTGGTGACGGCTGCCAGCGAGTTTTTGTCCGGCATCGGCTACGACAAGACCGGGGTGCCCGCTACCGATGATGTGCTGAATGAAGTGCAGGACATCATCAACGACGGCGTGACGGTCACGGCGTACAATTCGGTGCTGGTTAAGGTAAAAGAAAAGCCTACCGCCGAAATCCGGGCGCGGTGGGTCATTCAAAGTTGATGGAGGTTTAGCATGAAACATTGCAAGAAATCTGCGGCATGTGCTGCGCGGGGGTACTGCTGATGGGTGTAGCGCCGAGGATTCCGGGAGAGAATGCAAAAGGGAAAACGCTTGCACAAATCTATGAATACGGGATGGGGTCGGCAAGCATTAAGGCACTTTACTGTAACGAGAAATTGGCAAGCGCTTCAGATGGCACTTTTGAAATCCATATTAAAAAAGCGGGTACATATCGGCTTATTGGCTGGGTGCAGGCACGGGATTCCGCCTATAAGGCTTATTTGAAATGCAATGATGTTACAATCTTCGGCCCTTTTATTAACAGCGGTTTTGACCTTGAAAAAAAATTAAGTGCAGGAGATGTCATCAGTATCCCCAGTCAGTACATGGATTATTATTCTACAGCATCTGCAACATTGATTATACTTACAACTTAATGGAAGCGAGTGATTTTATGGGAATGTCGCCGAGAACACCTGGCGGTAAAAAATTGAAGTTGCTACTGTAGAAATTTACGTCTACAAATAACGAGGTACAAAATGAAAATCTACGATGAAATCACCAACGAGGAGCTGACATCTCCCGACCTGTCCGCGGGTTATCTCTACCCCGCCCGGCGGGTTGCCGAGCATGTGCCGGAGAGCCGGGAAGTGATGCAGGGCACTGTCACCGAGGATAACCCGCAGGGGCTTATGTGCACCATTCCTGCCCATGACGTGTACGAGGGCTGCCAGTATTACCACGCTTACACGGCAGAGGAACTGGCCGAGCGGGAAAAGCCCACGCTGCAGGAACAGGTGGACGCCAACGCGGCGGCCATTTTGGAGCTGGCCCAGATGCTGGCCGGAGGTGAATGATATGGTACAGTTTTATATCTGCTGCATCAAGCGCGGGCTGATTACGCTGGACAAAGTGCCGGAGAAATGGCGTGAGGCCGTAATGGCAGAGATGGAGGGAGCATGACGCATGAAGTAGTGCTGCAGGGGTACAACGTAAAGCCTGGCTCTCTGCAGCTTGGAACTTTTGACAGCTACGGCATTGAGGAAATCCACGTGACGGCAGATGACAGTTGGGATGGGCTGGCCATTGTTGTAACTTTTAATCCACCCGAAGGTGACGCGGTAGAAGTGCGCGTGCCTGAAGATGGTACGGTAGATGTACCGCCTGAGGCGACCACTTACGAAGGCAAGGGCACCATTGTATTTTGCGGTGTTGACAGCGGTGTGCAGCGCATTACAAAAACAATGGGCTATGTGGTAATCACCCATGCAAATGTTGGCACTGACACAGCCTTTACGCCGAGTGAGGATTTGGCCGCGCAGGTATTGAACGCCGCTTTGAGCGCAGAGCGCAGCAGCACAGAAGCAAACACGGCGGCACAGGGCGCACAGAAGGCAGCAGAAAATGCAGCAAGCGCGGCACAGGCAAGTGCCGAATCCGCCAGCAAGGCGGCGGCGGAAGCGGCAGCGGCCAAACCTTACACCGAAAGTGCAAAAGCAAGTGCAGAAGCGGCAAGGGATTCGGAAAATCAGGCGCAGCAATCCAGCACGGAAGCAACCGCTGCGAAAAATGCCGCACAAAATGCACAGGCTGGTGCAGAAAGCTCCGCAGCGGCTGCGGCAAAGTCAGCAAAAGAAGCGGCTGCCAGTGCGGTAAATCTGGACAATGCTGTAAACACGGCAACGCAGAAAGCAGCGGCAGCAAGCGCTTCGGCAGCAGCGGCAAAGGCGAGCGAGAATGCAGCAGCCAACAGTGAGGCAGCGACGAAAACGTATGCCGAGAGTGCGCGGACGGCCAAAAACAGTGCTGCCGCCAGTGCGGAAACCGCGAACGCGGCGAAAGATTCGGCCAGCGCCAGTGCCAGAGATGCAGCCGCAAGTAAAATTGCAGCTGCGGCCAGTGAGAAAAATGCAGCGAACAGCGCCAGCTCTGCGGCGGGCAGCGCCAGCGCCGCCAAAGAAAGCGAAAAGGCAGCCGCCAAGAGCGCCGAAGAAGCCAAGGCATCTACCCCGGCGTCTACGCTGGACGGCATGTACACGGCCATGCTGGACGGCACCAACACGCAGAAGATCTTTAAACTGTGGTGGCCGTTTGCCGTAACACAGAGCGAAAACAAGTACAGCTGCCTGGAACGCTTTGCCGCCATGCTGGACACCGCCTGGGGCGATAAGACCTACACGGTGCGGAACATCCACGAGAGCGTGAGCGGCGATGCCAGCGGCACCCCGCTGGATGATCTGGCAGACGGCCGCGGCGCTGCGCCCCTGGTGACGGATGCCAGCACGGGCGTGGCAGATTGGGCCGAAAACGACCCCATGACCTGGTATGTGCGTGCCAACGCCAAGAGCCTGGCAGACGGCACCATGGAGGTGCTGGCCGTTGAGACCGAAGCCGCCTTTGATGTGGCCGGCGAGACCGCGCCGGTGTACTGCTTTTCCCCTGCCCTGGCCGTGAAGGAATGGGATGACGGCAGCTACCTTTACACTAGCTGGCACATGCGCGCAGGCGACGGCTATGTGCCGATGGCGGGCGATGTAGCCCCAGACGGCACCCACCGCCTGCTGACCTGGCACCCTGCTTTTTACGGCGGTAAAAACAGCGCGGGCGGCATGACAAGCGGCGCTGGCCTGCTGCCCATGTCCTGGACCAGCGCCAACGCGGCGCTACCGCTGGCCCGGAAGCTGACCGCCTACGATGGGCTGTGGTGCGATTGTGACACCCAGTTTGCCCTGATGGCCTGGCGGCTGCGCCACTGGACGTTAAGCAACAGCGGCCAGCTGGAAGGATGCACCAACTACAACTACCAGTACACCCTTGCGGCAGCCGAAACCGGCGTGAAGCGTGTGCTGCTGACCAAAGCCCAGGGTACCAACCTGCTGGTGGGCAGCTGCGTGTGCCTGGGTGAACACGGAAGCAATACGAACAACGACCGAAACCAGGCATACAACCACGATGTGTTCAATGTTGCCAAGATTTTGAGCGTTGAGACCGTAACCGTGAACGATACCGAGTATGCGGCCGTAAACCTGGACCTGGCAAGCACCATCGACACCACGACCACGATGCTGGTAAGCACCATGCCGTGGCCGAACGGCACCACCGAAGCACTGCCCGGCCATAGTGACGGCTGCATTGGTAACCTGACCAACGGCAAATACCCGTACCGCATTGCCGGTATGGAAATGCAGATCGGCAGCTATTGCGAAGAACTTGACCCGCTGTGGAAGGCCAGCCTGGTGGACGATGACCACTGGCACTATGATGTGTACAGTTGCCGGGACAGTGAGAAGCTGGCCGGAAGCATCACCGCCAACTACCAGAAGGTGGGTGAATTTGACCTGCCGAACGCGAACAAGTGGAGCTGGAACTTTATCCGCGCATTGAACAAAATGGCGGCAGAAGCACAAATCCCGACGAAGTTCGGCGGTTCCAGCAGCACCTACGTCAAGGCCGCCTTCCTTTCCCCTGGCGGGGCCGGTGTGTGTGCGCCCTGGCGCTTCGGCTCCCTCAACGATGGGGGCGCCTGTGGTTTGCCCTGCGCGCATGGTGGCTCTGGCACCGGCACCTCCGGCTGGAACGGCGTGCCGCGGCTTGCTGGATCGGGCAAAAAGCGGGGTGAATGGCCCGCGTAAGCAGGGCCAGAGGGGCAGCAGGCCCCTTTTGACGATAAGAGAGGTGAAAGCAGGATGAAGTACACGGAAACACTGGACCACGCCCCCGCTGCTGTGGAGCTGGAACGGCTGCCTGATGGCACCGCCTGGCTGCGGCTGCACAAGGATGTGGTGCAGGGAAAGACCGAAGCGCCGGAGGGTGAAGAGGGCGGGCCGTGCTGGACGGCCACCACTGCGGTGGCCCAGCTGGGCACCGACCGCGCGGCCGAAACGGTGGAGAGCATCACCGCCAACCTGGACGACTGGTGGACCTATGCCGAAGCATGGGAAGAACAGCCGCCCATGACGCTGAACCAGCGCATGGATGCGGTGGAAACCGCCCTGGCCGACATTGTGGACATTATGACGGGAGGTGCCGAAGCATGAGCATTTGGCTGCTTTTGTACCGCATGAAAAAGATCACTGCGGCACAAATTTGGGAGCGCGTAGACAGCGGCGCAATCAGCGCCGAAGAGGCCGTGAAAATCTGCGGCCCAAGACCGTGAGCGTAAAGGTCGGCCTGCTGACGCGGGCGATGCTCGTGCTGTGGGATTATAAAGAGGCCATCCCGGACGCACTGCCCTGCTGAGGGAGTATGAGCGTCTGGTGATGAATAATGATGAGGTGATACCTTGACAGGAATTTTTAAAGGACGATTTCGGGTGCGGTACAACTACGCCCGATTTGGTTACACGCGGGGTGGCGGTAAGACGTGGCACGGCGGCATTGATTTGGAAGCGCTGGACGATGATACCATTTACATGCCAACCTACAAGGGCAAGAGCATTTCCGGCACGGTGACCCGGGCGCGGATTGTGACCGACAAAAACAATGCGACGTGGGAGTGGGGATATTACGTCTGTGTCCAGCTGGACGCAAACCAGACGCCGGATGCCGTCAACTACCTGTATTTCTGCCACTGCGCCAAGCTGTTGGTCAAGGCTGGGCAGAAAGTCAAAAGCGGCGATGCACTGGCCGTTATGGGCAACACCGGCAATGCCGCGTTGGCAGACCCGCCGTACAAACACTGTCACTTCGAGGTGCGTGCCACTGCCACCGGCAAGGGGCTTGACCCGACGGCGTATGCGGGCTGCCCGAATGAAGTGGGAACCTACGGCGACCAGCCTGCGCAGACAAGCGGTGAGGAAGTGCTGATTGATGTATCCCACCACCAGGGCGCTATCGACTGGGCGAGTGTTCCCTACCGCGCCATTGTTCGCATCGGGTATCGCGGTTACGGCAGCGGAAAGCTCATGAAGGATGAGCAGTTCGACGCCAACCTTGCAGGGGCAAAAGCAAGCGGAAAGCTGTTCGGCTTTTACTTCTTCTCGCAGGCCGTCACGGTGGACGAAGCCCGCGAGGAAGCAGACTTCTGCGCAAGCCTTGCACCGACAGGCTATCCCTTGTTCTTCGACAGCGAATGGGGACACACAACCAAGACCGGCGCCCACGATGGCCGCGCAGACAACCTGACGAAAGACCAGCGCACGGCAATCGCAATGGCATTTTGCGAGAAAGCCAAAGCGCACGGATTTACGGCAGGCGTCTACACCTTCACATCGTTCGCAAGCACGAATATCGACTACGCTTATCTGTGCGAGGATTACATTGGCTGGCTAGCCGATACGCGCACGAACTATGACAAGACGCTGCCGCGATACATCCACCAATACGGGCAGGGCAGCGTCGCAGGCATCACCGGCACGGTCGACCTCAACCATTTTGTTAAGACCCTGCCTGCAGTGAACAAGCCTGCAAGCAAGCTACAAGTAATTACCATTGGGCCGGTATCGCAGGGAGATGCGGATGCAATCTACTTGCTGTGTAGGGAACGCGGCCTGGCGGATGCCGGGCTGTATAAGAGTGAGTGGGCATAAAGCCTGGAAAGACGTAAAAATGACGGATTGGGATATCGTAAAAGACATCGTTGTCCTTTTGGGGATCATCGTCACCGTGACGGGGCCACTGCTTAAGCTTAACACAAGCATTGTGGAGTTAAAAACGCTGTTGGATAACGTCATCAAGCAGGTGGCGGACAACGATAAGGGCAACACAGAAAGTCATCGCCGCTTGTGGGCGCACAACACCGAGCAAGACAAAATTTTGACAGACCACGAGCAGCGTTTACACGACCTTGAGGATAAGTGAGGTAAAATCCATGAACGATTTTTTAAAAAATTTTGCGGCGCTGATTAAGGTGAAAACCATTGTGACGCTTGTGGTGGTTGCGGTTTTTGCGGTGCTGGCATTGCAGAGCAAATTACAGCCTGACACGGTCATGACCATTGTGACAATGGTCGTGGCTTTTTATTTTGGTACACAGACCGAAAGCAAGAACAAGAAGGATGAGTAATCATGCCAAAGTTTGATTTTGTCGGCGGTTTGCTGACCGATGAAGAAACGGACGTTTTGCAGCTTCGGCGGCGCGGCTGGCGCAATGCTGATATTGCGGCAGAACTGAATTGCAGCGAGCGCACGGTAAAACGGCGCGTACACAGCATCAAAAACAAAATAGGCTGATTTAAAGGGCACGGCTGCTTTTGCGGCCGCGCCCTTTTTTCTTTTGTCCCAAAGACGGCACAATGTTGGCACTTTACTGGCCTACGTTGTGCCGTTTTTTTTTGTACAATTAAGGAAAAAGGAGCGGTGCAGATGGCATATAGGCAAATCAACCTAAACCCAGAGCAAAAGCGCGTTGGCGATTGCACCGTCAGAGCCATTGCGGCCGCCACGCATCAAGAGTGGGCGGCTGTATATGCGGCGCTTGTGTTGGCAGGATTTGAACTACATGATATGCCGTCTGCAAACTATGTTTGGGGCAGCTATCTGCGCCGATGCGGGTGGAAGCGCTACACGTTGCCAAACAGCTGCCCGGATTGTTACACAGTGGCGCAGTTTGCAAAAGACCACCCGGACGGAACATACATTTTGGCAATGGCTACGCATGTTGTGTGCGTGCAGAATGGGGATTGGCTAGATACATGGGACAGCGGAGATGAAGTGCCGCTGTACTACTGGCAGAAAGGATGATTGACAATGGCGTTTGGCGTACCGTATCAGCCCGGATTTGCGCCGGGATATTACCCGATGGGGCAGCCGTCCGCAATGCCAGACCAGCTGGCGCAGCTGCGGCAGAACTACCAGCAACCGCAGCAGTCCGCGCCTATCATCTGGGTGCAGGGTGAAGAGGGCGCGAAGGCCTACATGGTGGCGGCTGGAAACAGTGTGCTACTGATGGACAGCGAAAACAGTGTGTTCTACATCAAGTCTACTGATGCAAGCGGGATGCCGCAACCACTGCGAGTATTTGACTACACAGAGCGCGGCAAACAAGCCCCGCAGAAGCCCGAAACAGTAGACGATAAGTTTGTCACGCGAGCAGAGTTTGACGCTCTACGCGCCCGCCTTGACGCGCTGACGGCAGACAAGCCGGGAAAGGGTGATAACAATGCCAAATCCACTGTTTAATGCTCTGGGCGGCGGTAAGCTGCCCGGCCAGATGGGGCAGTTTCAGCAGATGATGCAGCAGTTTCAGCAATTTCGGCAAAATTTTCAGGGCGACCCAAAACAAGAGGTGCAGAAACTGCTGCAGTCCGGGAAGATGAGCCAGCAGCAGCTTAACCAGTTGCAGACAATGGCGCAGCAGTTTCAAGGATTTCTGAAATAGGTTTGACCGTGCGCACGGTGAACATACATTAACTTTGATATTTTTTGAAAGGAGTTAAACATGAGTCTTTCTTCGGACGGCACTGTTATGACAATGCCTGTTCAGCCCGCGAATACGGGCAATGGCAACGGCTGGGGCTTTGGCGGCGATGGTTTGTTGTATATTATTATTCTCTTCCTCTTTGTTTTCTGCGGCTGGGGCGGCAACTGGGGTGGCAATGGCGGCTTTGGTGCTGGCAACGGCGCTGGGGTGGTTGACGGTTACGTTCTTACGTCGGATTTTGCCAACATTGAGCGCAAAATTGACAACGTGAACAATGGCTTGTGCGATGGATTTTATCAGCAGGCGCAGCTTATCAACGGCGTACAGCAGGGCATGAGCAACGGCTTTATGTCGGCAGAAATCAGCCGTGCAAACCAGCAGGCCGCATTTATGCAGCAACTCTTTGCCATGCAGATGCAGCAGGCCAACTGCTGCTGCGAGACCCGCGAGGCGATTCAGGGCGTAAATTACAATATGGCGACACAGGCATGTGAGACCCGGCAGAGCATCAACACTGTCACACGAGACATCATCGACAACCAGAATGCCAACGCAAGAGCGATTCTTGACGCGATGACCGCACAGCGCATCGAAGCTAAGGACGCCAAGATTGCCGAGCAGAACCAGCAGCTTTTTGCCGCGCAGCTTGCCGCAAGTCAGGCGGCGCAGAACGAGACCCTCAAGGCATACATGAGTGGTCAGCTGGCATACTACAACCCGCGTCCCGTTCCCGCTTTTCCGGTTCCTGCACCTTACCAGTACGGTAACTGCGGCGCCGGATGCGGCGGGTGCGGCTGCTAACAAAATGTAAGCAACTGCCTACTTATATATAGTAGGCTGTTCAGCCCCTGGCTGATTTTGCAAAAAAGCGGCGGGGCAGCAGTCCCGCCGCTATATTTATAGGAAAGGATTGATTTTATGGCTGAATTTACAAACGCCAATACCGTGAGTGTGGCAGCAGGCCAGAACGTGCCACTGACGGAAACGGCAGTAGCGGGTAAGGGCTGTGTCGTACACAGAGAGGGCGCCGGTATTGTTACGCTGCGCGGCATTACGAACCAGTGCAAAGCTCGCTTTAAAGTGGGATTTGGTGCAAACGTTGCTATCCCTACCGGCGGAACAGTGGAAGCTATTACGGCTGCACTTTCCATCAACGGAGAACCGCTGAACAGTGCGAGTGCAACCGTGACACCGGCAGCAGTAGAAAACTATTTTAATATTTACGTGACGGCGTTTGTGGAAGTGCCGCGCGGCTGCTGCCTTACCGTTGCCGCCGAAAACACAAGCACACAAACCGTTTTGTTTGCGAACGCAAACTTTATGGTTGAGAGAGTGAGCTGAAAGGAGTGCTATTATGAGTATGAAAGTTATGTACGATTTGAAGGACATGCTGTGCGCAGAGCTGGACGAAATCGGCAAAAAAGGCGAAATGTCTGCTGGCGACTTGGAAACTGTTCACAAGTTGACCGACACTATAAAAAACATCGACAAAATCACAATGCTGGAAGAAAGCGGTTACAGCCGCGATGAAGATTACAGCCGGGATGGTGATTGGAACGCCAACATGCGCGGCAATTATGGACGCGGCAGTAGCTATGCGCGGCGCGGTTCGCATTATGTGCGCGGCCATTACAGCCGAGACGATGCGCGAGACAGCATGATGCGAAAGCTGGAAGACATGTTGCGAAACGTCGATGGATACGACCGCGAGACTATCCAGCATTGCATCGATGAACTGAAAAACACTTGACGGGGGTGGCGGCTATGGTGGACGTGCGAGAGATTGACGGCGCTATAGCCGAAATCGAAAATAGCGAACTTACCATGACCAGAGTTAAAAATCTGGCGGCGCTGTATGTTGTGAAAAATCAGCAACTTGCAGATGTATCCCCTGCCCCACAAAAAGCAGAATGGCAAGAGCCTGCGCGTTACTACGAAGCGGCAGAGCCACCCACAAGGGCTGCTGTTGGCGGCAGTGACTTTTTGCAGGCTGTGTCAAACGTAGACACCACAGCAGCGCTGAACGTGCTGGATGAGCTTATGTCTGCCTTGTATGTAACAAACCCTAAAGTTTATAATAACGTAATGCGGAAATTGGAGCGTTTACAGGATGAGTGAATTTTTGGAAATTGTAAGCAAGGCCGATACCGGGCGAGTGTGGCGTGTGCTGGATGAGTTTATGGATGCGCTGAAAGAAGCACGGCCGGAAGTGTATAACGATTTGGTACACAGCTTGCAGAGAAAATAAGCAAGTGTGTACTAAAGTGTGTACTTGAAAAAGGAAACACCGTAGATTTCAACGAATCTACGGTGTTTTTTGTGGTGGAGGATGGGGGACTCGAACCCTGACGGATTAAAACCCGCCCGTTCCAAATCATCGTATTGCCGCTATTTATTCAACGCGCCGTTTTGCATTTCCGCCCCTAAAAAACGTCCCCACAGAAAAAAGTGTGTACTAAAAGTGTGTACTTTTTACAATCTCATCAAAGACGTTTTCAAGGTTGTTTGCAATCGCTCTGTCCTGTCCATTGATCGCATGAGAATATACCCCGTAGGTGTCCATGTTTCGGCTGTGTCCTACAGTCTGTTTCAGCTGCCCCATCGGCAGGTTTGCCGCAATGCTGACGAATGTGTGCCGCAGCTCGTACAAGGTGCATTTTGTAATGCCGTTTGCCTCGCAGTATCGCTCCCACCCCCGCCGGACGTTCCGTTCTTCCTCTTGGATGAACACCCGTTGCTGCATTCCGGTCAACTCTTTCTGTGCTTCCAGCTCGGCCATCGACCGCGCCGACAGCACGACAGCGCGCGGTGCATTTTCGTTTTTCCCTCTTGTTTCCCTTTTATATATAGTAACTGATCTGTGTATCAATGCTTTCCCGTCCTGGATGTCGCCCCATTCAAGGCCCAGCAGCTCGCCGGGCCTCATCCCGGTAAACACTGCCAGCCGGTAATAATGGATGCGTTCATCCGGCACCCTGCGCCCTCTGTATAAGGTAGTATCCACGTTTAAAAGCGTCACAATGTCAGACGGTTGCAGGATGGTCCGATCTTTATAGCGCGCCCCATCTGGTACATGCAGGTCTTCCGGCTCAAATGTGGACCATCCAGACCGACGGCAGAACTTGAAGAAAGCCCGGAGATCACCTGCTATATTCTTGATTGTTTTCTTGCTCCGGCCAGCAGCAAAAGCGTCATCAAGGATGTTCTGCACTGTCTGCTCTGTGATTGCAGTCAATCGCTTGGTTCCGATTCTCGGCCCTATCCAGGCATTATACCGGCCCTGCATGGGCTTCCAGTTTCCCTCAGATGATACTTTCATCTGCCGTGTCATAAACTCAGCGTAAGCCGCCTCTACGGTATAGGTTCGCGTCTGCAATCCCTTTTCCAGCCAGTCATCCGCCTTCTTGTTTGCTTCCCTCTGGCCGGTTCTTCCAGGCTTGGCGCTGGTAAAGGTTTTGCGCACGCCGTCTTTCTGCACGTTTATCTGCCAGCGCTGGGCAGATTCAATCCATCTCGCTGTATTTGTTCTTTTCATATTGCGGCTCCTTTTTTTGTGTGTTATAATAATGCCGTCAACTTTTTATGTTGACGGCTCTTTGCCCTTGTCGGTGGTACGAACACCGGCAGGGGCTTTTTTGTTTAGTAGCGGATAAAACCAACAGACCCAATGCAAATATCAATAAGTTGTCGATATTGGTCATTTACAGCCTTTGACAAAAAGCATATTGTGGGTGCAGTACAATTTTGGTCAAGGGGGCAGACAAATGGAAGGGCTGGTAAACAAGCCGCCGTCCCATCATGGGCGGAAGCGACAAAAAAAGTTGTTGTCAAGTGCTGAAAATCCGATATATAGGACAGCAAAGACTTGACAAGTAAGAATTTTTGTGAAAGTGTTGAAATACAACTGCGAGTTGTGTAAAATACAATCAACGGTTTATTTGGAAAACAATCTATTGCAATCTATTTTGTAAGATTTTAGAACCCTCTGCGCAATCCCATCTTTTCCAAAAATGTAGGATGTTACAATACCTGCGGCATCTATCGCAGTAACAGTTGGGGTTTCAACAAGCATCCTACCGTATCTTTCTTTTGCCATATCAAAAATTTGTTCTTCAGTAAAGCCAGCGTTTTTTTGGGCTTTCTTTAGTTCCTGCATAATTCCAGGAGCTATAAAAGGATATTGGCAATTCATATCATAAAAAGGTATTTCAAGTAGCATAGAAAAAGCCGTTTCAAACTTTTTTTCGTCTACCAAAAACTCATACATAGAATATCGTAAATCACGACATTTTTTGGGAGACGAAATTGCTCCCATGTATAGTTTATTGTATTTCTCCCATATTAAATCCCGATACGGGATGTCTCTTCGAGCGTTTACGGCGCGGCAAAACTCTGACAAGGAAAAAGTAGCACGAGCGTAAGTTTTTCTGTGCCAAAAATAAACATATTCGTTATTTTTTATTTCTTCTTTTCCTTTTTCGGTCAATTTCCCGTTTTTGGCAAAACCCATTGATTCCAATTTTTTGATTATAGGCCAAACGTCATCAACACCATAATCATAATGCCAGAACTTTGCAACAGGCTTTCCACTGGAATATTTCTCTAAATAAGAAAGCATTAAAATTTCTGTTGGCTTCAGGCCGTTTTTGTCTGCAAGATCATCAGCGGAAAGCGCCAAGAAATACTCATTTGCACGCTCTTCCTGCTCTGCGTGCCGCTTTTCTGCTTGCGCTTTGCAGTAATTAGTGTATTGCTTTGCAATTTCATCTTTAGTCGGCTCATGTGTAGTTATGGAAACATTTACTTTTGGTTTCGGCTTCAAAAAGTCAAAAAAGCCCATAGTATCACAACCTTATTTGATTGGAGGAATCAGCAATGACAGACACAGAAAAACTTATAAAAATTATTTCAGAATTTACGCCTGATCAGATGACCGATTTTGTAACTGCTGCGCAAGATTTAATAGAGCGCTTGCAAGCTGAGGGTTCTCTTGGCAAAGAGAAATAATTTTTTGTACATCTTGCGGCAAACCAGATACTAGCCCATCGCCTTGTGCGGTGGGCTTTTTTTCGTTTTTGAAATCCCCGGTCAGGTCGGCAACGGTGACTCCTAGCAAACTGGCAACATCGGCTAGCATGTGTTCTGGCAAATCGCGCCCGTTTGCTAGCATTTCAGACAAATAGCCCCGACTTTTTCCGAGCTCTGTACTAATATGCGTGAAGGCAATTCCTTTTTTCTTTGCTATTTTCTTGGCTTTTTCCACGTATCGCACACAAATCACACCGTTTCTTTGTGCATATTGCTAATTCGCTAGAAAATGCTAGAAAGCTATTTACATCTAGCATAAATGCTAGTATAATAGATAGCACAGAGGGCAACAAAAAACCAAGCCCCCTAAAATTCAGCGGACTAGCTAAAAATATGCTGTTATAAATCTCGCAAGTTCATAGTAGCATATTTTCTAGCAATAGTCAACTAGAAAGGAGCTTTTGCTAGGTGAATATTTCGAAAATTGATGCACTGTGCCGAAAAAACAATATTTCCCGCACAATCCTTGAGGAACGCGCCGGAATCTCAAACGGCGCACTTGGCAAGTGGGAGAAATCGCCTTACGGCCCCAGCATCACGACGCTAAAGAAAGTGGCTGATTATTTCGGCGTGCCGGTTGATTATTTGCTAGCCGATAACTAGAAAGGAGGAGTAACCACCATGACAAGCCTCGCCTTTACCGCCTTTATCAAAACCAAAGGCTATACCACCAAAGGTGCGCTGGCTGATGCCTGCGGCATGGACCGCACCGTCTTTTGTGACCGATGCCGGGGCCGCTCTCCCTGGCTCTGGAAAGAAGCCTGCAAGGTTTGTTCCGTGCTGGACATCTCCCTGGACGACTTTGCCGCCTACTTCCCCGCCGCCGCCGTCCGCCGGTCAACCCCCGTCAAGCCCAAATCCGACCGCGAACAGCTGGCCGACGCGCTGCAGCTTGCCGCTGACCTCCTCAAAAAAGCGTAGGAATTGCTTGGAAAGGCGGAGCAAAGGAAAAGCCATGCTTGCCCATGCAATGGCAAGGCTATGCGATGCTATGAAAGGCAATGGCGATGCTCTGAAAGGCATTGGCGATGCGCAGCTTGGAAAGGAGTGGATTTGCATTGGAAAAGCACCGTTTAGCATCGTTTTGCAATAGCAAAGAGATGTATGGAGCAGCAAAGGCACAGCTACGCAGAGCACAGCAGTGGCAAAGCAGGGCGTAGAAGGGCACCGCAACGGCGTAGCATTTCATTGCGACGCGACGGCAAAGCAAAGACTTGAAGAGCAACCGTAATTTATCAATTAGAAAGGACGACCACAAATGAAAATCCGTATCACTTTAACCGAAGAGGTTTTAGGTTCCAGCCCCAGCAATGAGGAGCTGCTGGCCGCTTACATCGCCAGCAAGGCCCCCACCGATGACCTGACCGCGCAGGAAGTCGACAACATCAAAGCGCAGGCGGCAGAGGAAAGAACGACCATTTTCCCCAAGACTGCCGACGGAACGCCGTTCATCTACGATTATCAGATCAAGGGCATGTTTAAGGACAGCTGCAAGGCCCTTGCCACTGCCGGTAAGGCAGGCTATCCGGGTGGCAAGCACTGTGCCGCGTTGAAAGCCTACAAGAAAGCCATTGACGGCCTGATTTTCGTTTCCCCGCGTGAGATTCCATACAACCTTCACGGCCTAAAGATGGGCTTCTGTGAGCGCCCCCTGCGCGCACAGACCCCGATGGGTGAGCGCGTCAGCATCGCCAAGAGCGAGAGCGTGCCCGCCGGAGCAACCGCAGAATTTGAAATCGAATGCCTGGATGAAAAGCTGGAAGATATGGTACGCGAATGTTTGGACTACGGCGCAAAGCGCGGCTTGGGCCAGTGGCGCAACTCCGGCAAGGGCCGCTTTGAATGGGAGGAAGTAAAAGAATGATGGCGACAGCAACAAAAAAACGCCGCCCCTGTGCTGGCACACAGAGACGGCAGAACGAACAGAGCATCGCAAAAAGCTCTAACTATATTCTATCACTTACCAGTGCTGCCGTCAAGCTGGCAATCACCGCAGATTTGGTGCTGCTTCTGGCAGCGCTCGGCAGCCTGAACATTCCCGTAACCATCCTCGCACTGCTGGCCCTGAATCCGCTGTGCGGCAATCTTTTGGAGGCAACCAGATGAAAGCATATAAAGGATTTGATAAAGACCTGAAATGCAAAGATTTCCAGTATGAAATCGGCAAGACCTACGAGGAACCCACCGCCGAACTGTGCGAGAAAGGCTTTCACGCCTGCGAGTACCCGTTGGATGTATTTGAATACTACGCCCCCGGCAACATGAGCCGCTACTGTGAGGTGGATTTGGACGATGTGAGCGATAAAAAAAGCAACAAAGATAGCAAGCGCTGCGGCAAAAAGATTGCTGTGAAAGCAGAAATCGGCATTGCTGGGCTTGTAAAAGCTGCCGTTAAGTACACGATGGAGAAAGCCATCCCGGAAAACTCCAAACATGCTACAGGCTGGCGGGGCGCGGCATCTGCTACAGGCTGGCAGGGCGCGGCATCTGCTACAGGCACTCAGGGCGCGGCATCTGCTAC